CCGGACATAAGCTCATCATCATACTCCGGCCAAACTGGTCTACCTTCCTGGACAAATGTATACATTCCCTGGGCATAGCATCGAATCCAGTCTGCATTTTTACCACCAAGCAGCTGTTGATAGTAACCTGGTGGCAGATTGTTAGCATTTTCAGCATTTTCATTGATACGCCACCATTTTGCTCCAGAAAACACAAAGCCCTGGGCATCAGGGTTATCATCTGGCACTTCATCAGGCGAAGCTTGCAAAACACCGCCAGGTTGTCTGAAAAACGTCCAGGGATAAGATCCTTTGATCGGGTGCTTTTCTGCGACCTCATGCCACCAATGATCGCTATCAGGAGGGTTAGTATCCATCCAAATGCCATACCAGGTCGGGCCGCCATCGGATTTTGTAGGATATCGGCCAACTCGGTGTGTCAATCCATCGATCACCGCCTTCGGCAGCTCCCTGGCTTCATTGACCCAGGCACCAGTGAGTTCCAATGACAATAATTTTCTGACGTCTTGCGGAGAAGACAACGCCATAAATATGACCTCACAATCGATGCCTGGGATATCGCCCCTCGTGGGGATCTTGATATGATGCGAAATAGGTGGCTGCCAGCGCATACCACCCCATACATCTTCGGGAAAAAGCTCTTGCCAGGTTTTAATGGTTGTGGTGCGCAGCTCGGGATATGTATTTCTAACGATAACGAAACGCGAATAACGGATACCATCTCGAGGACTAGGCTTTTGCTTCACTGCCCTTAACATTATCTCAGCTGCGCAACCATAGGACTTACCAGATCCCACCGGACCCATCAAGCCCCTAACGAAACTTTCATCGTGTAAAAACTTCCAAACAGTCGGGCTATTCTCAAAGTTTAAATCAAGGCTGGGGATCGCGCTCATTTTTTTCCTGCAATGTTTCTTGGCTTATTTGCGTTATTGATCTCAAAGCTTCCTCAAGAGATTTAATTCTTTGCTCAAGCATAAGAACCGCTACCTGAAGCCTAGCCAAGTCCATCATAGTTAAACTCTCCATCAAGACCTTTACGAGCCAGCATCGCATAAAATTCCACACCATCACTGACTAAAGCAACACGTTCTATTTCTTCTAATGCAGCTTCCAGGCATTTTATTCTATGAGAATAGTATTCTGCGCTGTATTTAATACTAGCTGATAATGGCATTTCGTCATTTATCGTTATCATCGATTACCTCCGCATACTCAGTTGTTTCCGGACCCTTCATATTAATCCCAACAATCGAGGGCTTATCACTCTCTTTGTCTGGACTATCCAGAAACCCAGCTGCTTTTGCCAGGACACGCAGCACCGAAACCTTATCGTGCATCTCAACAGCAACCCGACCATCCGGCATAGGCGTGATCCTTTTGATAGCTCTCAACGCATAATCAGGAATATCCTCCTGTTTTTTCATCGTGCCATCTAAATTCATAATCTCAGTAATGGAAGTTGTACCCAGGGCAATCAGCTCCTGGGCAACAGCTTCCTTATTCTGCTCTAATGTCGCGCTGGTCTTAACCCTGCGCTGGGCAACCCTAACACCACCAAAGCGGCCAATAGGTGTTTGCCTGGTTCTAGCCATTATCTTCACCAAAAAATAAACTGTTTTTTTGAAAGTGATAGATGTTTACTTTCCTCTTTGATGTTTCCTTCCAGGTATTTTTGTGAGAAATTCCTTTTCTATCTCCTAATTGTTTCCATCCAACACCCTGCCAAAATTGATTGCTAGGTAAATCATCAGCGCAACCGCAAGAAAAATCTTGTATTCCCCTGGCTTGACCATGCTCTATTCCTGCACTTAACAAAGCATTACCTCTTTCAATTCTCCTTGCGTCCTCTTGAATAGCTATTTGATTAACCTTTGACCATCTACCAAAAGACATTAAAAGAAAGCCAACTGCATCACCGTTTTCCTCACAAAGCCACAATTTATCATTACAAGTATTTGACCATCTTTTGCCAGATTTATGACCAGTTATTGCGGCCTCGTAAGCAGTGTTTGGAATAAAGCCTAATGCGTGGCTTTCTTTTTTTGATAGTGAGTGAATATATTTTAGATCAGATAATTTAGCCAACCTTATAATCACTTTTTTACCTCCAGATTAAAATGGGATCTCATCATCAAAATCTTTGCCAGCACTACTGTTTTGCTGAGAAGATTGATTATCAACTTTGCCCTTATCGTCCTGGGGAAACAAACTTATCCAGATCTCAGCTTCCTGGTTAGGAATAGGTAACGCATTAAGTTTAATACGCATACCCTTACTATCCTCAAAAGCTATACCCAACTTTACCCAATCAGATTTCTCAGGATCATTCCTACGTTTCTGACCCTGGACTACGTTAAACATTTTTTTCATTTTAGTTCCTTCCTATTATCTTTCCGGTATCGCACTTTCTTTAGGAAAAATCCAGAAAATATTTATGTGAGGCACTACACATACAGCGCGGTGGGGTGGGGGGCAAAGGTGGTGTTTTTGCGTCAGTTAACATAATATAGATTATGCGAAGTGCGTTGCCGTTTAAAAACAATGACTTAGCAGATTTGATAGGATCAATGTCGCAAATAGAACATTATGACCTGGTATTTCTGACAATTCCCTGGATCGCCTGGTTGACCTGGGAGCTGCTCGATCGTGCCAGGGCTTTTGATACTGGCACCTGGAAGTATCCTATTCCCCTGGCTAGATCACGCCTATTCTTATAGCAATATGTGGCATGGTTTGTTAGTATTTCAGACCAGGTTTGCATGGTCAGCCCTTCTCTTATCCACCTGGCAATCACTAAAATGTCTCGATCATTAACATTCCTGGGAGTTCCATACTCATTACAAATCTTCAAAAACAATGCAGAAAACTGTCTAGCTTCATCATTATATATATTATTATTATACGTTATATTGTCTCGTTCTATGTGACCTCTGGAAGTCACACCTACCTGTGACCTCTGGAAGTCACAGGTACCCGACTTATCCACAGGCTTTTTATTAAGTTTATGTGACTTGATATACTGCTCCTTTTGTTCCTGGGCGGCTGCTTGTCTGGTTTCTTCCAGGGCAATCTGTGATGCAGCTGTTAGGTTTGCTTTGGCTTCCTGTTCATTCTCAGGAGCTGTTGGGAAGACTACCTTGATACTGGCTGTCTTTTGCCACCTGGATCTTTTCTTTGCTCTCACGATATATCCCAGGTCTCGGAGCCTTCTCATTTGTTTGGCGATCGCAGTCCTGGAAACTCCCAGGTCAACAGCTAGTCTGTCCTGGCTCACCCAGGTTACACCCAGCTGATCGGTGTAAGTACAGATCACGACCAGGAGAGAGAGCGCAGCTGTACCATGTAGCCGCTTGTCCATTGCTGCCTGGATGGGGATCACTGAGTAGTTTCGAAGATCCTGGTTCTTAGCTTTTGGTGGTAGCATTTTCCCATTCTATCGTAATTAAAATCATTGGGTCTCCATACTTCTTATGAGCTGTTACCTGGTACACCTGGGCATCATCTTCGAACATAACGCCGTTGAGAGCGTCCAGGGCGATCTTAACCACATTATCGATATCTGGCCTACCAGGAAAGACTTCGGCTCTCCAGGCGGCCTCTGTGCGCTTCTTTGTCCAGGATTTAGGAACCTCGAACTGTGCCAGGATATGAACCTTGCAGGGTGCGGTAATGGGATCGAGTCCAAGCTCAACCATTTTATCGCTGGCGATAGCTGCCAGGCGCTTTTCATAATCTTTGGTTTTTGCTGGGGTGTATGCTCTGCCTTGCCTGGTAAACCTGGGGCGGCCTTTGCCGATCGGTTGCCCGATCATCCATACATCAATTCTCATGCGATCGGAGCCAATCAATCATTTCTTTCCTGGAAGCCATGTGATCCTCGGAAGGATCTTCTTCCTGGTACGGAGCTGGTGCCAGGCTTATTCCTGGTTTTTCCTGGTCTGGGAGGTGAGTATCAATCAATTCACTGATGACCATTGCCTGGGATTGACCATGTTTTTCGGAGTAATCCACCAGTTTTTTCTTGATTCGACTCGAAATCCTGGTGGTAAAATTAATTAAGTTTTCATTGTTTTCAATGACTTGCTTGCGCTTGACCATTTTTTTTACCTTTTTTTATGTGATACCACTTGACGTTATCCGGT